AAAATGTACCTAAATCTGCAAATAATCTTTTTTGACCATCATCAATTAACCATTTTCTGTAATCTGATGCATCATCATTTGTAACTATATCTCCATTTGCAAGGCCTTCTGGTAATTCAATTAAAAATGTTGATTCCGCAAGTTCCGTAATATTTCTATCAATAACAGTATCTAAAAGTGATCCTTGTGTATATTGTGGATATTCGGCTATACTATAAGAATGTTGTGCATTTATTACTTCTTGTGAATTTGGAGAATCTACATCACTTTCAATTCTTTCTTCTATAAATGTAGATATTGAATCTTCCATTCCATATCCAGTAAACATATCTTCAAAAGAATATAACACACCATTTTCATCTCTAAATGGTTCTCATTTCCATGTTTACTTATTCCAAGATCATCTTCTGCTGCATACAACAAAAGTTCATTTAAATAATTGTTTCTTAAATTTTCAACGAACTCTTTATAAAAATCAACATTTTCTAATTCTTCTACTGTATATGGCATTACTTAGTTACCTTAAATGTAAATCCCTCATCAAAATATTGATCAACTTCATCAGCTGTTCCACTACCACTAACAGCCCTAAATACCAATTTATAATATCTTTCTGGTTGATATCCACCTAACCATATATTAAAATAATTACCATTACTATCACAACTTACCAATGAACCAGAATCAAAGGGCACCACAACTGAATCATCTTCAGCATCTCTTATTGAATAATATGTTCCATCACTATTAATAGTTGATCCACTTGGTAAATATTTTACTGTTAAATTTGAAGGTGTAGTAGAATATGTTTTTGCTGGAAATCTAGCTCTTCCAACAACTCTAATTTTTGCTTTTGCATTTTCTGAATATTCTGGTCTTAATCCTTTTGTATACATAACCATATCCTCAAAATCAGAACCAGTAATCGGTGATAGTGAACCAGTTGAAAACTTGGAATCATCCCAAACAACTTCTAATGTTGGAGGAAATTTTGTATGTGTGTCTGATGAAAAGAATGAAAAATTTCCATATCTTACTTTACTTCCTTCATCAGACCCCGAATTTAAATTTCCAATACTTCCACTTCGTTTAATAATAAATCCTTCATTTGGATATGATGATCCAGAATAAATCCAATTATTTACTATATCAGAAACATTTAGTCTAACGTCACGTGTAGTTTGATCAAGTGAATATGAAACTTCCAACGGCCACCTTGTTGAACTTCCACTAAACCAAGTAGCACCTGATCCACTTGGCCCGGCGGGTGTCCACAATTGTCCATCAGTTTTACCGTGTCTAAATTTCCAACTAGCCCCTTCATCTGTTACAGGATCATCATCTGAACGTCCTGCTCCCATATCCCAACTTTGACTTATAGGATATGCCCTTAAACTCTGACTAACTGCCAGTGCTGCTGGGTGTGCATCATAAAGATTTAAAAAATATGTTGGACTTGTTATTAAACTATCAACAACAGACTGTGAAATATATGTTAATGGAAATTTTATTAATGTCCTTGAAACTCTAACAGTATCTCCCGTATCACTGACATCTTTTCTAATTTCAAGAATAGGATCCATACCAGCATTTAAACTTGAACTGGATTCATATACTGTTGTGTCTTTTTCTGGAAAAACAAAATAATGCATTTAATTACTCCACTATACCCAAATTATCTCCAAGAACTTTTCCTTGTATATCTGAATTTGGAAATTTTACCTCAAAAATGCTTGGATCTAATGCTGTATAAAGTATTCCATCAGTCATAGCACTTTGTATATCAAAAAAATTACCCGAATAACCATCAGCTGTATTATATTTATTTTCTATTACAATAGGATGTTTATCTGGATTACCTTGCTTTGGGGGTACAACGGACGCTACGCCGTCTATTAAAGATAACTCATAAGCTATGTCGGTCAATATAATTGGTTGACCTATTTGTAAATTATCTGTAGTGAAAAAATCCTTTACAGCTGCAACACACCTCAATAATACATCATTTTTATTAACACCAGCCTTTGTTAATATTGCAAATTTAACTGCAATATTAATAATATATGCATCTTTAATATTAACAGCATCAGTTGCTAATCTAAACTGACTTAAATATGTTTTTAAATTTTCTTTAACAGTTTGACTCAATGGAACTAATTGTCTAATTGAATTATACCCCAATGTATATAAATTTAAAGCAAGTGGATTTGGTATTCTAACCTGTACTGATTTCAATGTTTTTCCAACGTCTTCATCTGTAATTTCTCTTTCTAAAGCATCTACTCCCTCTGACTTATTTAATTGATCATCTTGTACTAAATACACTTTAGCTATATTACCATATTTAGCTGGTAAAGAATACGCTCTAACAACATAATCTTGTTTTGTTACTGCCCTATTTTGTGATTGAAAATATGCCAATGCATTGTCTTTAACTTGCCTAAGTGTTTCTCCCGAAGACCCTCCTGATGCAGCAAATTGATTAGTTACTGCAACCGAATCTTTAGAATCTTGAACAGTAGATGTAGTTAATGTAGAATCTTGTATGTCATAACTAACAGAAGAAATGTTTTTTATATCCCCCGCTGGAACATTATTATCTACACCACCACCATAAGAATACTTAACTGTTAATGTTGTATTAGATGGTGCTAATCCAAAAGTTCTTGTTTGTAAAAAATTTGATGGATCAAATGATGTAGTTAAATAAGTCGGGCTTCCAGGTAATGCAGATCCAACACTATCTGGATTTGGAATTATCTCTTCATCAGGATTATCTGATATACCAGCTCCAAACCTTAAAATAATTTTATCAGTACTATCAATAAAAGTAGAAAATCTTCGTGAAACTTTTTTTAATTTTAAAATATGTGGAGCAGTATCCTTATCAGCAGTTGAAGATGGATCATTTGCCATATTATTTTCCATCTCATCAAATACTGTATCTCGTGCTAATGAATCTACTTCATACCATTTATTATCATCACTATCTGTAACTGATATAATTTCTATAACACCGGCATTAGATAATTTAATTTGAGAATATTTTTCTGCTGTATTAAATGTATACTGTTCAGTTACTATAGTTCCGCTTTCAGCTTTAATTTGTTTTTTTAATAAAAATTTTGTTGGAGCTCCACTATCTGTTTCGAATATTGTTATTTCTCTTGGATCATAAGAACTTGAAAATTTAAAATTACAATCTTCTAAAGTTCTAAAAGTTGTACCAGTTGTTGTTGCTGTAGCTGTCAGCCCGGCTTTAACATTAAGTGCATATCTAAAATCTGGTTTATTATTTAAAGATGGAACAGTTTGAAATACATCTAATACTGCAGTAGATGGTGTTGTTACCTTTGGTTTATACCCAAATGACTGTGCAATATTATAAATATTTTTCTTTTCTTCAGCATATGCAAGTAATGATTCTCTAAATTGTGAATCAACATAATAAGATAAAACATCACCTATATATGATGCCATTTCAATAAACATCATACCTGGACTTGATTCATTAAAATCATTATATGCATTTGGAAAATATACTTTAGCAAACTCTATAAGATTATCTCTAAAATCACTAAAATCTTTATTAAGATAATTTACTTGTTTAACTACATTCTTTTTTACACTTGTTCGAGCCATTTAAATTTCCTTATCCTGGACCTGTTTCAAAATTTAACATTACCGAGTTTTCTTTATCTCTATCTAAACTAGTACTAAATCTAACATCAACAAATAATTTATTTTCATCTCCATCATCTGTTAACACACTTACTTCGTGTACTTCAATATATGGTAGCCAAGTTTCTACTGATGTTCTAATTTCTTCTTCAACTCTACCTGGTAACTCTTCATCCATTTGTTCAAATATCATTGCTTTTAAATTACTTCCAAAAGTTGGTTGGCCAACTCTTTCTCCAGGTAATGTTAATAAAAGATTTCTAACATTATGTGTTGATTGTTCTAATGATGTTTTACTAGAATTAAAAAATCCCTGTTGACCTTTCCTTAACGGAAATGTTAATCCAATAAAAGTATCTGGATTTAAATCAGTTTCTTTTGCACTAGCCATTTTATTTCTTCTTATCCATTGCTTTCATTAAACCAGAGTAATCTCTTGTTAACGCATTTGTTACGTGATCTGGTACTTGATCTACAGTCTTTCCAGCCTTCTTCAAAGTATCCACTGCTACCAAATCTCTTTTAACCTCTTCCGGTTTTCCATATCCAAGAAGTTCAGTTGCTCGACTTGAATCAAAAGCTCCACCACTTAACGTTGGGTATTCTTCAAACTCCGACGCTTTCTTTGATAATCCTGTAGTTTCATTTAAAATTTTATTTAAACGTTCATTAGAAGTATACTTAACTTCTTTCTTTTTAAGAGTTTGTTTTTCAGGAACTATATCTAATAAATTAGATGAAGTATCTTCTTCTTTAATAAATATTTTGTTCATCTCTTTTTTAACTTCTCTACGAACAATTTCATTTATTATTTTAATTAACTGCTTTTTTGTCATAACTATGTCCTCTTTTTTAATCTATTAACTAATCCAGTGCCCCGTTCTCTAACCTTTCCTGCTATTTTTTGTCTCAATTTAAATTCTTCCAATTCAGGATCTAAATCTCTTAATCTTTGTAGTGAATCAGGTATTTTTGGTATTTTAAAATTTGGATCTGCAGTCATTACTTGCATATTTAAAAATTCTTTATTAATTACTTGTTGAGCAATATTTTTTGTTTCATTAACAACATCTGCCATAGCTTTTGGATTAGCAACTGCTTGTGGTATTGAACCTAATAATATTACAAGTGATTTAAATAATTCTAATAGCTTTTCACCATTAACAGTTGGTATGAATACTGATAATGGATCTCCCATTTTAATAGTCCCACCTTTTGTAGCATGTATAAAAACTTCATCTCCTGTTATATGAACATTTTTTGCTGCTTTTATTTGAATATTCTCTTTTCTAGCATTAAAAACCAATTTATCTGAATTCATTATAATTTGATTAAATATTTTATTCCTATTCGGCCGTTCTCCAAATAATATATTTGGTGAAGTAATATTGCCATTTGGATTACTTAATGAATATGTACCACTCGTAGATAAATATATTGAATTTGCATCTTTATCAATATCTTCCTTTACTGGTCGAAGTGGTGACTCTTTTAAAAACGCGTCATAATCAGTTCTCTGTCCACTTCTAATTTTTACAATAGGAGAATTGTTATGTTTATGATCACACCCTAATTTAATTGAAGTACCAAACTTTCCATTATAAACTATTTCTCCTTCACACACCTCAACCTGTCTTATAGGTCTATCGGGTCTACTATATGTTTTTCCAGTTGAATTTACCGGAATACCTGTTGCTCCTGGTGATGAATTATCACTTACTGAACCTCTTAAATTAATTATACCTAAATAATAATGTGTTCCAATATGCTCTGCAACAATCACATACTCGCCCTTTACAGGAATATTTTTTGTATTTATCTGTGATGGCTTTATGTATGGTATTCTCGATTTTATTGGTTTAGTTGGATCACTTACAAAATTACCACCTATAGCCCCATAATAACTCCAATCACCACCACATAATTTTTCTATATCTTTTTTACTTAAAATAACTTTCTTTACTTCAAAAGCTTCCATTTCATAAAAATCATATTGTGAAGCATTAACTATCTGTTTTGCCCTCATATCCACATATGCTTTTGACGCTAAACCAGCCTTTGATGATATATTAGAGTCTATATTGTGTCCTATTCGCATTAAGTTACATCCGTTGTTGATGATTCGATTTTTGCTGTTATTTTATCTGATTCTTTTTGAATATCTTTTACTGTTTCTTCTATACCTACTAACAACTGTTCTTTTTCATGTTCGGTTAATCCAAACTCATCCTCACTTCCAACTTTTTGTTCTGATGAAATAAGTCTTTGAACTATACCTGCCATTTTAACTAATTGTTCATCATTCTTAACATTTATTTCTAAATACTCTTTTATCATAGGAACAAGTTGTACTGCTGTATCTCCATCCTTAATAAATTTAACTAACTCTTGTGTAAGTATGTCTAATTGTTTTCTGTTATAAGTTGTATTTTCGTATATGTCTTTGAATAAAGCTGAAAGAGTTTTTCCTTCAAATATTTCATAATCTATACTCATATGATTTCCTTTAATAAGATATAATTAGTCAGTTATAAATATAGCACAAAATAAAAATAAGAATATATAAATATATACAAAATTATTAAATATAATCTGTATAATAGTTATTATTGAGTGAGGTTGTGTGGTTTTTTACCAGGCAACCTTTTTTCTAACTAACGGGAGATAACCGATGAAGGAAATCATAACAATGGTCAAAGGATATGTAGATGACTTAGCTCATCTAATGATGTCTTTGGTGGCCATAGGTGCTGTTTCCGAAGTAATCTTTGGAACTGGCATTTTTGGTGTTAATGTTATAGGTAACCTGACATCCATCATTAATAAGTTTGGCGAGTCTGGGTTCGCTGGGCTTGTTGCCTTATTGGTGTTGGTGGGTTTATTTCGTAAGTAGGAACGAAATAGTTTAGTAGTAACCTACGCTACTAAACAAAAAA